GGGCAAGAAGGGTGACGTAGTTCACATTCCAGTCCCTGCACGTGGCACAGCTTCTGCTAAGGCAGCTTCTACACAAGTTACACTGATTGCAGCTACTGAGTCCGAAGTAACTGTGTCTATCAACAAGCACTACGAATATTCACGTTTGATCGAGGATATTGTTGAAGCTCAAGCTTTGTCTAGCCTACGTCAGTTTTACACTGATGATGCTGGTTACGCTTTGGGTAAGCAAGTTGATACTGACTTGATTAACTTGGCTCAGCAGTTCAACGTTTCCACAGCTGGTGCAGGTAACTATCGCTACGCTGGTGGTTTCATCGGTGGTGATGGCTCTACAGCTTTCGACTACACAGCTAACACCAATGCTGGTAACGCATCAGCTTTGACAGCTGCTGGTATTCGTCGCACTATTCAGCGTCTTGACGATAGCGATGTTCCTATGGACAATCGTTTCTTCTTGATTCCTCCTTCAGTGCGTAACACTATCCTCGGCTTGACTGAGTTCACAACCTTCAACAGCGTTGGTGAAGCTGGTTCTGCTAACAGCATCCGTAACGGCATGATTGGTGACATCTATGGTGTCCCAGTCTACGTTTCGTCTAATGCTGGTTATGCTAAGTCAGCAGCTGACGGTTCTGGCACTACTATCGGTCGTGTGTGTGTAATGGCTCACAAAGACTCTATGGTGTTGGTGGAGCAAGTTGGTGTCCGTTCACAGACTCAGTACAAACAAGAGTACCTTGGTACATTGTTCACAGCTGATACATTGTACGGCTGCGCTGAGTTGCGTAACTACGGTGGCGTTGCCCTCGTCGTTCCAGCTTAATAGCTAACTAGGTTCCCTCTCACAAGGAGGGAGCCTTTTTAATGTGCTAAGGGTAGTACATCAGAAAGGTTAATATCATGGCAAAATTTAAGTGCAATCAATCAGGTAACACAATCGAGTTCTTCCAAGAGCATGAGATCGCTGAAATGCGTAAACATGGAGGCTACACTGAAGTACAAGAAGTTGTAGAAGCCCCTGTAAAATCAACCAAAAAATCTAAGGTAACAGCAGATGAAACCAGTATCAGTGGGGACGATTCTAACAGCGGCAACTAAGACTACGGTCTACACAGTTCCAACTGGTTACTATGCTAAGTGGAACTTGTGTTATGTTGTTAACACCACAGGCAACAATAAAGCTATTGATGCTATCTGGTATGACGCTAGTACAACTACTGAGATTCATGTCTTAGACCAATACGTGCTAAGTCCTACACAGTTTATTAAGTTTGATGGTGGTGCTTTTGTAGTGCTTGAAGAGGGTGATCAAGTGCGTATGGAGTCAGAAGCTGGCTCAACAATGAACAGTATTAATACATTTGAGCTATACAGAAAAGGCGAATAACTATCATGGCTACTCCTCAAGCACTGACACCTGAACAGATACAACAGATTATTGCTGCAGGTCGCGGCAATACTGTCAACCTTAACGGCACTATCTACCAAGGTAATTATGCTGATACAGGTGCTGGTGAGACTTTCCAAGAAGGTGCTCTGCAGGACATCTATGGTTATACACCTGAGCAAAATAAAGTAGGTGGAATGTACAACCAGTATGATGCTTCAGGTAACTTTGCACGTACAGGCACACAGCAAGAAGTAAATTCAGGTAAAGACTTTTTAGAATTCTTAGCGGGATCTGCAGCTTTGTTTGCTCTCCCCGGTGCTTTAAATGGTTCCTTGTTTGGAGGGGCAGCCACTGCAGCTCCTGCTGGTGACGTATGGGCAGCTGAGATGGCTGCAGCAGCTCCAGCCTCTGAAGTTGCAGCAGCAACCGCAGCAGCAAATACAGCAGCTACAGGACTTACAGCTTCACAGCTTGCTAACTTAGCTAAGGCTGGTATTAACGTAGCGGGACTCTTAGGTGCTACTAACGCTATTTCCAACATAGGTAACAATAACACAGCTACAGCAGCTCCTATTACATACTCAGGTGGCGGTGCGGGTGGTTACTCTCCTGATTACTTTAGTCAAGTTCAAAGTACTTATAACAGTTTGATGCCCGGAGTTCCTCGTGATGTTGCAACTCCTTTGCAGCAGTGGTACTCAACTGAGTTTAATCCCGGTGCTTCTATTACAGGTAGTTTGTTTGGTGACATGACAGGTGGTGTAAAGCCTGTAACTCCTCCAGTAGTTAAACCTCCAGTAGTTCCCCCAACAACTACAACACCTGTTAATCTAGGTTCTACAGCTTATCAGTGGGCTACTAATCAAGGTGGTATGACACCGATGCAGTACCTGAACAACATCAATCAGTGGATTTTAGACAATCCTAATGCTTCCTTGGCTGATATTAATAAAATTAAGTCTGAGCTAGGTGTTAGTGATGTAGATGTACAGACTGCCTTAGGTGAGAGTACCTTCTCAGATGCTACTAAGTACGCTTTGACACATAACATGGGGTTGTCAGACGTTAACCAGAACATTGTAGACTGGCTTGCTAAGAATCCAGCAGCTACTAACGCACAGATTCAAGCTGAACAAGCTAAGTACAGTATCTCAGATGCTGACGTTGCACGAGCATTGACTGAGCAGAATGCTTCAGCTGCTAAAGAGTATGCAATTATTCAAGACATGGGTTTAGATCAATACTATCAAAACATTGCCAATGCAGCTCAGTCAGGTATCTCTCCAGCTGAGGCAGCAGCTCAAATGAAGCAGTATGGTGTGAGTCCTACAGATGTTCAGACTGCTTATAGTATGTTTGCACCTAAATCTGGTCTTACATTAGATGAAGTCTTAGCAGCTTATAAATAAATACTTGGAGTATAAATGACTACGATCATTACAAAGAATAGCAGTACATCATCTGCTACACCTGCGTCAGGGGATCTAACTAAGGGTGAGTTAGCTGTTAACGTTACCGATAAGAAGCTGTACACTAAAGACAACTCAGGTACAGTTGTTAAGTTGGTAGGCTCTCTAGGTAATCAAGAGGCTTCAGCAGCTGCCATTACAGGTGGTACATCGGCTGGTGTCGCTATCACTGGCGGTACTATTAACAACACACCTATTGGTGCTACCACAGCTGCAGCAGTTACAGGTACTACAGTTACAGCTACTACAGGCTTTGTAGGTGCTTTGACAGGTGCTGTGACTGGTAACGTAACTGGTAATGTAACAGGTAACGTCACAGGTAATGTCACAGGTAACTTGACAGGTAACGTTACAGCATCCTCAGGTAGTTCAACCTTTAACAATGTAACCATTAACGGTACATTGGACATGGATGCAGCTTCCTCAGCTACCATTACTAACCTTCCAAACCCTACTAACTCAGGTGATGCAGCTAACAAGGCTTATGTTGACTCAGCCGTTGCAGCTGTTGTCGATGGTGCTCCAGCAGCCTTGGATACCTTGAATGAGCTTGCAGCAGCTTTGAATGATGATGCTTCATTCTCCACAACTGTAACTAATAGTATTGCAGCTAAGCTTCCCTTGGCTGGTGGTACTATGTCTGGCAACATTGCCATGGGTACTAACAAGATCACAGGTCTTGGTACTCCTTCATCAAGCACTGATGCAGCCACTAAAGGTTATGTAGATACTTCAGCTGCTGGCGGTCTGCCTTTGTCAGGTGGAACTATGACAGGTAACATTGTCATGGGATCTAACAAGGTTACATCTACAGCTACACCTACAACTGACGATGACTTAACTCGTAAGGCTTACGTTGACAGCATCCTCGGTAGTGCTACATCTGCAGCTACATCAGCTTCAGCAGCGGCCACATCTGCAACCAATGCAAGTAATTCAGCCTCAGCAGCATCTACAAGTGAATCTAATGCCTCAGCAAGTGCCTCAGCAGCTGCAGCATCCTATGATAGCTTTGATGATCGCTACTTAGGCTCTAAAACATCAGCTCCATCAGTTGACAATGACGGTAACTCACTGTTGACAGGTGCTCTATACTGGAACTCTACATCCTCTAATCTGTGGGTGTGGAATGGTAGTGCATGGACTCAAGCTACTTTAACAGCTGGCTCCTTTGCAACACTTTCAGGTACACAAACCTTTACAGGCACTAATACTTTTACAGGTTCATCATCTGCCACAGCCATTGTTCTAAACGATGCAGCAGAGGTAGCTACAGTATCTGCAACAGCAGCTACAGGTACGATTAACTACGACATTACAACTCAGTCTGTCTTGTACTACACAAGTAACGCAAGTGCTAACTGGACAGTTAACTTCAGAGGCTCTAGCGGTACATCATTGAATACATTGATGAGTACAGGTCAGTCAATGACTGTGGCTTTCTTGGTGACTCAAGGTTCTACTGCTTACTATAACTCTGCTGTGCAAGTTGATGGCACTACATCTGGAGTGACGACACGTTGGTTAGGTGGTGCTCCTACTGCTGGTAATGCTAGTGGTATAGATAGTTACAGATTTGCGATTCTAAAAACTGGAAGTGCGACCTTTACTGTCCTTGCATCTAATACACAGTTCAAAGCCTAATGAACACCGCCTACGTTTACACGCTGACTGACCCTAG